CCTTTAGTTTCCGCCGCGCCCGTTTCATCCCGTCCCGGTTTCCGTGGGTGATCACCTTCCCGGTGGTCGTCAGGTAGAATTTCACCTTGCAGAACCGGAAGGGCTTGGACAGGGGCACGATCCTGGTTTTGCTCCGGCTCACGGTCAGCCCCATGGCCTCCATGCGCTCGGTCACGGCGTCCCGGATCGCCTCCGCCTGCTCTTTGGTTTCCGCTCCCATGTGGTAGTCGTCCATGTAGTGGGCCGGATCCTCCGCCCGCAGTTGGCAGGCGGTCCAGTTGTCCACGGTGGACGGCAGGGACACCATTTCCATCTGCGACGGCTCCACGCCCAGCGGCATACCCACGCCGCCCGGCACGGAGGCCACCACCATGTCCGCCACGGCCCGGATCTCCGGGTCCAGGATCAGGCGCCGGTGGCGCTTGTAGATCGCGGCGTGTGGTGCGCTCGGGAAGAACTGCTTTAGATCCATAAGAACCATGTAAC